CTGTTGATGCTCAAAGAGGTGGATTAATATCTCAAGCTATAGATGTAGCACTCGGAATAAACAAACAACAAGGCGATGCAGCAAAAGTAGCAGCTGAACAAAATAAAGCTTTGGAAGACGAATCTAGATCTTTATTAAGCTTTCAAAGACGTGTTGCAGAACTTCGTGGTGCATTTAATGAAGCAGCTATCGAGAATGGTATATTCGGAGGACTTCAGGGAGCATTAAGTGAAGGATTAAAAGACGGACTAGGAACAGCATTAGCATCGGGAGCAGTAATTACAGCTATTGCAGGTATTATTACTCTTGCATGGGGCGGAAAAAAAGTAGTAGAAGCTATTAGTGGCGGCCGTAACAGCCCAAGCCGCCGCGGCGGCGGCATGTTAGGAGCAGCAGGAAGAGGTGCTGGATCAGCAATATCAGGTTTAGGTAGAGGAACTGGAGCAGCTATTACAGGTATCAGCACAGGATTAAAATTTGCAGGTAGAGGAGCAGGATATATTATTGCTGGCGGCGGCGCAATTGGTGCTGCGATTGCTTTAATTGGAGCAGGTATAGCAGGCGCTACTTGGCTCATGGGCAAATCACTTCCAACGTTAGCTGAAGGACTAGAGCCATTTACTAAACTAGATGGCGAAGCATTGAAAAAGGCAAGTGGAGGACTACTTGCACTATCAGGAGGTATAGCAGCGTTTGGTGCTGGAAATTTTGCAGCAGGTATAGCAAATCTTGGCGCAACTGCAATGGAAAAAATTAGTAATTTCCTCGGCGGAGAAACTGTGCTGCAAAGAATTGAAGCATTCAATGCTTTAGATATTGATGCAGATAGTATGAAATCAAATGCAGAAGCAGTGGTTGCTTTTGGTAATGCTATGTCGGCATTATCAGGATTAGATGATGCTGCAAAAGCAACTATGATGGCTACTTTGTTTGAAAGTGTTAGTTCAATTTTTACAGATACAGTTTATCCATGGGATGAAGTTAAACTATTTGCAAATGCAGGTTTAGATACAGCAAAAGTTAAGAAACAATCAGAAGCTGTTGCAGCATTTGCTACTGCTATGGATTTGTTTCCTGAAAGTATTCCAACAGAAAAAGTCGGTGGCATATTTAAAGGTATTGTTGAACTATTTGCGGGCCAAGATAAATTTCCGTGGGACTCAGTAAAAGAATTTGGCGATGCTGATATTAGTGCCACAGGTGTTCAAGCAAATGCCGATGCAATGATTGCTTTTACAACAGGTATCGCAGGATTTACTAATACTGATATAACAAATGTTGCTATTCCTAACATGGGTAGATTATCTGAAGCAGTAAGAGATTTAGATACTAATTTCGATTCAGAAAAAATCGACGATTATGAAGATGCATTATATAATCTAGCAGATACAATTGATATATTAAACGAAAAAATTAGAGAAAACAATGCTCTAGCAGCACAAACAATAGGCAATGCAGCAGCAGCAGGCGGAAACGGCGGTGGCGGCGGTGCCAGTAGAGAGCTTATTCAAATGCTATCTCAGTTAAATACTACGATGGAAAATATGAAAGTAGAGCTTGACGATCAGGGCGACACTCACGATAGAATAATGAGAGCAGTAAGAGCTCTAAAACCAGGAATATAAGGACGGAGATTTAGATGAGCTGGAAAAAATATTTTACACCAGTACCAACAGGAAGCAACCCAAGTGGTGCCTATTCTCCGCTATCATCTAAAGGTACAGGTGCAGCAGCTGGTCCTGCTCGTACTAACTATTCGAGCTATCTACCTGATGTTTATATGGGAACACCTAATCGTACTGAACGTTATGGTCAGTACAATGTTATGGATCTAGATTCAGAAGTTAATGCTGCACTTGATATCTTAGCAGAGTTTTGTACGCAAAAGAATCAACAAAATGGTACGCCTTTCCTTTTAGATTTTATAAGTGCTGCTACTAATTCAGAAACAACTATTATACAAAAATATTTGCAACAATGGTGCAAACTACAAAAGTTTGAAACAAGAATTTTTAAAATACTAAGAAACGTATTCAAATACGGTGATGAAATATTTGTAAGAGATCCAGAAACTAAAAAATGGTTTCATGTTGATCCTGCAAACGTAACAAAAATTATTGTAAATGAATCAGAAGGTAAAACTCCTGAGCAATACATAATCAAAAACTTTAATATTAATTTTAAAGAAATGGTTGCAACTACTCCTTATGAAAACAATGGCAACATCACTGGAGGAGGCAGCGGACACCTAACAGGCGGCGTTCGTGGAATGACAGGGCAACCTAACAACAGTTTCAGCGGAAGCAGATTCCATCAAGAAGAAAATGAAATCGCTGTAAATGCAGAGCACGTTGTACATTTGAGTTTGAGTGAAGGATTAGATCAAAACTATCCATTTGGTAATTCATTACTTGAAACTATTTTTAAAGTTTATAAACAAAAAGAATTGCTAGAAGATGCAATTATTATCTACAGAGTTCAGAGGGCACCTGAGCGTAGAGTATTTTACGTTGATGTAGGTAACATGCCAAGCCACTTGGCAATGCAATTTGTAGAGAGGGTAAAAACAGAAATACACCAGAGACGTATTCCAAGTTCAACTGGTGGAGGCAATAATGTAATTGACAGTAGTTACAATCCATTGTCAATTAACGAAGACTACTTCTTTCCGCAAACAGCAGAAGGTAGAGGATCAAAAGTTGAAACACTTCCAGGTGGTACTAACCTAGGAGAAATAGATGACTTACGCTACTTTACTAACAAATTGGTTCGCGGACTACGCATACCTTCATCATATCTGCCAACAGGAGCAGACGACAGCTCAGCCCAATACAACGACGGGCGTGTGGGTACTGCCTACATACAAGAACTTCGCTTCAATACCTATTGCGAAAGATTACAAAACCTCGTCGTAGAAGAGTTTGATCAAGAGTTTAAGCGTTACTTGTTGGAAAGAGGAGTGAATGTTGATACAACAATGTTCAATCTAAAATTCCAACCACCACAAAACTTTGCTGCTTATAGACAAAGTGAAATTGACAATGCACGTATTCCTACATTTACACAGATGAGTGCAATACCTTATATCTCAAATCGTTTTGCAATGAAGCGCTTCTTAGGCATGTCTGATGAAGAAGTTGCTGAGAATGAACGTCTATGGAGAGAAGAAAACGAAGAAAATCTAACACCTATGCCAACTGATAGTGCAGGCGAAATGAGAAGCGCAGGCATTAGTGGTGCAGGTGTAAGTGCAGATTTAGACAACATTGAAGACAATGCTGACGAAGGACCTGGATCAGTAGATGGTGGTGATGGAACAGCACCTGAAACTGTAACCGGAGATAATATTGCTCCAACTGGTGGCGGAACTGAACAAACTATATAAATAATAATATGATACTAAGAGAATTATTTTACTTTGATAGAGATACGTTAGAGCCTGTAGAAGATAAGTCTTATGATGAGACATCTGATCAGTCTCCGATTGACTATGATGATACTCGTAAAACAAGATTAACTCTTAGACAGATCAATAAGATTCGCAAAGCCAGTGAAGTTCATCAAGAAGAACGCATTAAAGATTTAGACTTTATAAGACAGATGTACGGAGTAGAAGCAAACGCTCAAGCTGGTGGAGTTTAATGGCTAAAATTGAAAAAGACAACTATTCGAAGCGGCAGTTTCGTCTGCTTCAAGAACAACGTAGAAAAGAAAAGCAAGAAAAAAAATTAAAAAAAGAAGCCGAAGAACGGCAGCGCATCTACGAAGAAAATAAAAAATTAATCCTAGAACAAAAAGAAATTGACTTGTCTCAAAAGAAAGGCAAAGTAGCCTTTGTTGTGGGCAACGGAGTTAGTAGAAAACCTATTCCTATAAATGAACTAAGTTCTAAAGGAAAAGTATATGGGTGTAATGCTCTTTATAGACAATATGAACCTGACTACTTAATAGCTGTTGATACTAAAATGATAATTGAAATCAACAAAACAGGCTGGCAAAAGAAACACGAAGTTTGGACTAATCCTAACAAAGCATATATGCGTTTCAAAAACTTTAATTATTTTAATCCTTCAAAAGGATGGTCAAGTGGTCCGACTGCACTTTGGCTAGCATCAGAACATGCATATGAAACAATTTATATTCTAGGTTTTGATTATAGAGGTTTAGCAGAAGGTACTAAATTTAACAATGTATATGCTGATACACACAACTATAAAAAATCTACAGATACAGCAACTTTCTTTGGCAATTGGATGCGTCAAACACAGAGTGTAATACAATCAAATCCTAAAATAAATTATGTAAGAGTAGTTAGTGATACTTGCTATATTCCCAAGGACTTTGCTAAATACGATAACTTACAGCACATGAATATTAGAGAATTTCTAAAAATTCTCGAAGAAAATGAGTAAAAAAATAAAAACTGGCCAGTTTTCGGCCTATTTCTACGTACTTTTTCTATAATTATGTAAATATATAATGACAGCCCCACACCGGTATGGTGTGATATACATTTATAGGAGAAAGTAATGGCAGATCGCAGTAAATTTGAAGAAATGCTTGAACTTCTTGTCAATGAAGACAGAGAAGCGGCAGAAGCATTGTTCCACGAGATTGTGGTAGAAAAATCAAGAGATATTTATGAATCACTTCTAGAAGACGAAGAAGTCGAAGAAGAAACTGATGAAGCAGTAGATGAAGCATCAGACGAAGAAGTTGATGAATCAGAAGATGACCTAGACGAAGCAACTGACGAAGAAGTTGATGAGTCAGACGAAGAAGTTGAAGAAGGCTTTGACCTAGACGAGTTTGAAGTAGAAGCAGACGACGACATGGGCGGAGACGCAACTGACGACATGATGGCAGACCTAGGCATGGACGACGAAGGTGAAGAAGGCGACGAAGACGAAGGTGAAGACGACGATATGGAAGATCGTGTTGAAGACCTAGAAGATGCGCTAGAAGATCTAAAAGCAGAATTTGAAAAAATGATGGCAGGCGACGACGACATGGACGACGACGATGAAGAAGCTGAAGAAGAAGCTTTTGCATTCGAAGACGAAGAAGTTGAAGAAGCAGCTGACGAAGAAGTTGAAGAGTCAGATGAAGAAGTTGAAGAAGCAACTGATGAAGTTGAAGAAACAGCAAAAACAGCTGGCGAACAAATGCGTGAGTATGTAGAAAAAGTTAATGGCGGTGGCTTAGATGCTGCTAAAATTGGCGGAGACAACGGCGCAAACGCAAAATCACCTGTAGCTGGTAAAAACGACATGGGCGGAACAGCTTCAAATCTTAACCAAGGTAAAGATAACGAAGCAGGTGATCATGCAGGACTTGGCGATTTAAATGCTAAAGAAGATGACGCTGGAAACAGAAATAAACCAGGCGGCATGAGTGCAAAGAAAGGCATGAAAAACGAGCCAGGCCACGGAGCGGAAAAGAAAGGCAAAGCACCTGAAAAGCCAGGCGCAGATAGCCCAATTGGAAGCTAAAAATAAGGAAGTTTGAATGAGAAACTTACGAGAGCATTTGACATTTGATCAAGCACAAATTGTGCTTGAAGAAGCAAACGAAGGCAAAGATCTTTACATGAAAGGTATTTGTATCCAAGGTGACGTTCGCAACGCTAATCAGCGAGTGTATCCTGTAAATGAAATTGGCAGGGCTGTCAA